AGATAGTATTGCAAATCCACAATTTGTTGTTCTTCAAAGTTCTACAATAGAGAATATAGGACTTACAACAGGACACATTTATATTCAAGGAGATACTGCAAGTGGTTCTCAAATGCCCATATGGATTTATGGAACAGTCACCATCAATCCAACAGTAGGAACTTTATATCAAAACCGATTTGGTATTTCTAATCTTGGTATTGTAAATACTGGAAGTAATCCTGGTATTGGGACAACACATTCATTAATAGTTACTGGTTCGGCACCTCTTCGTTGTTATCTAAATGATTGTAATATCATTGCAGGTTCTACAGGAAATCAGGCAATTTTTATGGATAATAGTGGAACTGGAACTCAATTATATGCAGAAGTTCAACAATTATCCAGAGCAGGTACAGCAGGAACTGATTATATTGCAAAAGTCAGTAAAGGATATGCATTTTTTAGTAACTGCTCAACTGGTGGTTCAACTGCTACATTTAATGTAAGTGGAACAGGAACTCTACAAATCCAGTATAGTAAAATTGAAAGTGCTGGAGAAGCCTGTGTAAAAGTTGATGGTGGAACTGCTATAGTTACTAGCACATCTCTAACAAATACTGTAGGACATGGAGTATCAATGACTGCTGGTACTCTTGTAACAATCAATAATTACTTTGATATACCTACATCTCCTGCTACTAACAGAGCAATTGCTGGTGTCTCTGGAGTTTTCGTTTTTCATTCCAATACAGTAGTTGCTTATTTAAAAAATTCAAAGTATAGCACTGCAATTGGTGCTGGATATATTGGATTAGTAACTGCATTAACTGCATTATAATTTATTTGAGGAAGGGGGTTGACAGGATTTGCTGACAATGCTATGATAAATAGATGTTAAGGGATGTAACGTTTCTTAATCTTGCCGCACCAGGAATAGGCAAGTAAAATCCGTCCTTATACCTACGCAGGAGGGTTGCGTAGGAATACTTTTACCGTTCAGCACCTCCTGAACTATTACCTACCCCTTTAACGAAAAAATGACTGCTACAATTGCTACACGCAAAACTTTTAATGTCTGGGACGAATTCTGCTCCTGGGTGACTTCTACCGATAACCGTCTTTATGTTGGTTGGTTCGGTGTTCTGATGATTCCAACGTTGCTTGCTGCAACCACTTGTTTTATCATCGCATTCATCGGTGCTCCCCCTGTGGACATTGATGGCATTCGTGAACCTGTTTCTGGTTCATTAATGTATGGAAACAACATTATCTCTGGTGCTGTTGTTCCTTCCTCTAATGCTATTGGACTTCACTTGTATCCTATCTGGGAAGCTGCTTCTCTGGATGAATGGTTATACAATGGTGGACCTTTTCAACTTGTTATATTTCACTTTCTCATTGGTATCTTTTGCTATATGGGTCGTGAATGGGAACTCTCTTACCGTCTAGGTATGCGTCCTTGGATTATGGTTGCTTACTCTGCACCTGTTGCTGCTGCGACTGCCGTATTCCTGGTGTATCCTTTCGGTCAAGGTTCTTTCTCTGATGCTATGCCTTTGGGCATTTCCGGTACTTTTAACTATATGCTTGTCTTCCAGGCAGAACATAACATCCTTATGCACCCATTCCACATGCTTGGAGTTGCTGGTGTCTTCGGTGGTTCACTTTTTAGCGCAATGCACGGTTCGCTAGTGACTTCTTCACTGGTTCGTGAAACTACTGAAACTGAATCGCAGAATTATGGTTATAAGTTCGGACAAGAAGAAGAGACATACAACATCGTTGCTGCTCATGGTTATTTTGGTCGTCTTATCTTCCAATATGCGTCCTTTAATAACTCGCGTTCATTGCACTTCTTCCTGGCTGCTTGGCCTGTTGTAGGCATCTGGTTCACTGCTCTTGGTGTATCCACGATGGCTTTCAATTTGAATGGACTGAATTTTAACCAATCGATCCTTGATAGTCAGGGTCGTGTTGTAAACACCTGGGCTGATATCCTAAATCGTGCCAATCTTGGGTTTGAGGTGGTTCACGAGAGAAATGCACATAACTATCCTTTGGATCTTGCTGCAGTATCTACTACTGAAGTTGCTTTGACTGCTCCAAGTATTGGATAAGTTTAGATAAAATCTGAATATTATCCCCAACTAATCCGAGTGCAGTGTTGCAGTTATTGCATAACACTCCTCGGATTTTTTCTTTATTGTGGCAGTGGTCAATACATTTTTTATTTGTTATATCTCTACTACATACTTGGCAGTTATCGTGCTTCATAAGTTCATTATATTCTGCTTCCGATAATTTGAATTTTCTCCTCATATATTCGTGAGGTTTATAATATTGCTTTCTATTTTTAGTAGAACATTCTTTACATTTTGGTTGAAGTCCTATTTTGCCAGAACTATAAGTTCTTTTATGGAACAAATCTTCTGATAGTTCCATCTCACAAGAAGTGCAAGTTTTCATTATTGTAATGCGTATTTTCTATACTTATTTATAATAAATAATCAATAAAAAATGCTCCTCATCCTCATACTCTTCCAACTCTTCGGAGTGTTCCTCTTTCTAATGTCCCTACTATGATTTCCTCACACACCCCATATAAACTCGCAGAGATTATCAGAGATACGTGGTATAATCTATATACACCAACCAAGTACAATCAAATTCACAAACAACTTAAATTGAGAGAGAAACCAAAAAAATGAACAAGTATAATACCGAAGATTACTTTTCCGTCATTGAGACTAAGACTGGTAGAAAAATTGTAGATTGTGGTGACGAACAAGATGCTCATGCAATGGTTGCATTTGATCCTGCCAATCGCACTTATACCAGGAATAAGTTTCTGATGGGTCAAGTGATTGATATAGTGATGCCCAAAGCACTTCCTACCAATGAGATAGTCCAAGGTGCTACTGGTAGTTCTTCGGAAATTCCAACTGCAACTGGTGTCAATGGACCTGGACCACTACCTCAAATCAAACTACCAGAAGGACAACAAGAACCCTTTGTGGTATGAATCACCGAAAGCATAAACAATCTGATAATCTTAAAAAGAAGAGGATGTACACACCTGAGGGTTACCTAAAAGATCCCCCAGATACTAAATGTCCATACTGTGGGGAAACTAAAAAAGCATGTTCTTATGTAAATAGTTTATCAAGAGCATGGGCACGAGATGCCTGTGCTCATAAATACAAAAAAAAACTATAGCAATTAAATGGGAAGATACATTAAGACAAGAATTGTTACTAGTGGATTGATTTATGTGAATGATGCAGGAAATACTAAGTCATATTCTGGTGTTGGAACAGCAGTTAAAAACTTAGTCGGTTATGGTGCGACTAATACAACATTTAATCAAACATTTGTATCTTCAGGGACAACAAGTTATTTTGTATCAACAGGTTCAACTTCTTATATAAGCAATACAAATGTTTCTGTATCTGCTTCAACAGGTCGTGGATTTACTATTTGTATGATGATTAAACCACAAACTTTAACGAATAGTGAATGGAATTATTGGTTTCAACAGGATAGCTCTAGGTCTTCCGTACAATTTGGAAGATATGGAACTTCTGGTGGATGGGAGATGAAAGATAATGCAAAACAAGAAGGAGAAAAAACATTCACTTCAGTTGGCACTACAACTTGGACGGTTCCAGTTGGTGTAACTACTATCACTGCTATTTGTATTGGTGCTGGAGGAGGTGGTGGAGGTCATAATTTTGATGAAGGAGGAGGTGGAGGTGGAGGTGGAGGACTGTCATTTGGTTCTACTATATCTGTAACTCCTGGTGATATTTTGTATATAAGAGTTGGTTCTGGTGGAACTGGAGGAATTTCAACAACTTCAAGTAGTTCCAATGTTGCTGGAGCAGGTTCAACTGGAGGATCAAGTTATATAAAAACAGGATCACATTCTGGAACTTCACTTCTTGAGGCTTTTGGTGGAACTGGAGGACAAGGAGGTGATGGTCCAGGATCTCCAAATCCTGGAGTTGGTGGAACATCTGGTGGAACTGCTAGAACTAATGGTGGTTCTGGTGGAATTGGAGGAAGAGGGGGAAGTTTTTATTCTGGTGGAGGTGGTGGTGCTGGTGGATATACTGGAGTTGGGGGAACTGGTGCTATGTCTTCTGGGACTACTGCTTCAGATAGAGCTACCTCTGGTCTTGGAGGTGGTGGTGGAGGGGGAGGAAATAGCCAACCCAGCACACTTATCAATTCATATACAGAAATTTTAAATTCTGGTGGTGGAGTTGGGATATATGGATCTGGATCTAACGGATCTGGAGGAAACTACACATCAGGATATTCTAATAGGGGTGGAGGTGGAGGAAGTTCAGGAACAACTGGAGATTCTGCTGGGGGACTTTATGGTGGAGGTGGAGGAACAAGACCAGAGAGTACTCTGGGAATTAATTTTGTAAGAAATGGTGGAACTGGTGGACAAGGTGCTGTAAGAATTGTCTGGGGAAGTGGCAGATCGTATCCAACCACTAGTATTTCTAATACTCCCATACCACCAAAACAATCTACATCTTTTTCTGATTGGACTTTTGTTGTTTGTGGAGTAACAACAAACTATTATACTTTTATATCAACTAATGGAAGCACTAAGACCTTGGGATCTTCTAATGATTGGAACAACTCTGATGAAATTAATTTGGATAAAATATTTGGAACAGGAACAAACAATTATAGTTGCTTATGGAATAATGTGATGATTTATAATCGTGAATTAACAAATGATGAAATTCAAATAAACTTTGAAGCATATAGACGTAAGTTTAATCTTTAAAAATTAAATTTTTAAAATAAATAAAAATAAAAATAAAAAGTATAATGACAATAGCACATAGTCCTCGTATTGTTATTAATGGATTGATTTATGCGAATGATGCGGGAAATACTAAGTCATATTCTGGTGTTGGAACAGCAATCAAGAATCTAGTTGGTTATGGTGCGACTAATACAGCATTTAATCAAACATTTGTATCTTCAGGGACAACAAGTTATTTTGAATCAACAGGATCTTCATCTTATATAAGCAATACAAATGTAAGTGTAAGTGCCTCTACGGGAAGAGGATTTACGATTTGTATGATGGTAAAACCACAAACTTTAACGAGTAGTGGATGGAATTATTGGTTTCAACAGGAAAGTTCTATAACTTCAGTACAATTTGGAAGATATGGAACTTCTAATGGATGGCAGATGAAAGATAGTGCTGCTCTTGATGGAGAGCAGGTATTAACTACAGTTGGTACTACAACTTGGACTGTTCCTGTTGGTGTAACTTCTGTCACTGCTGTTTGTGTTGGTGGTGGTGGAGGTGGAGGTGGATTTAGTCCATCATCATCAGGTGGTGGTGGTGCTGGAGGAGGTGGTGGAGGTGGAGTTGCTTATGGTTCTTTTTCTGTAACTCCTGGAGATACTCTTTATATTAGAGTTGGTTCTGGAGGTACTGGAGGTATTTCTCAGTTTTCTCCTACTAATGGAACTTCAGGTCAATCAAGTTATATAAAAACAGGATCACATTCTGGAACTTCACTTCTTGAAGGTGGAGGTGGAGGTGGTGGAGTAGCAGGTTCAATTGGTGATTTTGGTACTAGTGGAAGTGGAGGTTCTTCTACAGGAACTGCAAGAAGTGGTGGAACATCGGGTGGAACTGGTGGAGCTGGATCTTCTGCTTTTCGTGGTGGTAGAGGTGGTGGAGGAGGTGGAGCAGGTGGATATGGAACATCAGGATTTGGTGGTGGAAATGGAGGAAGCAATGTGACCGATCTCACAGATAATACAGGTGGATATGGAACCAATGGTGCAGGAGGTGGCGGTGGTGTTTCTAGTAGCTTAAGTAGTGATGTGAATAATTATGGTGGTGGAGTCGGTATATATGATGGGACTAGATTTACTGGTGCAGTTGGTGCCCCAGGGGGTGAGACTGCTCTTCCTGGGTCTAATAATTCTGGTGGTTTTGGTGGAAATTCTAGTGGGGGTACTAGTTTGAGTGAAACTACAAAATCAGTTGCTGGAAGTTATGGAGGAGGAGGAGGTACGATGAGGGCCAACACTACTACTTTTGTAAGAAGTGGTGGAACTGGTGGTCAAGGTGCTGTGAGAATTGTTTGGGGTTATGGTAGAAATTTTGCTAATAATACTTCAATTGGATCAAGCATACCATCAACACAAACAGTATCATTTAGTGATTGGACTTTTGTTGTTTGCGGAGTAACAACAAACTACTATACTTTTATATCCACAAATGCATCTACTAAAACTTTAGGTTCTTTGAATGATTGGAACAACTCTGATGAAATTAATTTGGATAAAATATTTGGAACAGGGACAAGTAATTATGATTGCTTATGGAACAATGTGATGATTTATAATCGTGAATTAACAAATGAAGAAATTCAAATAAACTTTGAAGCATACAGACGTAAGTTTAATCTCTAAATAATCATAAGTTGCAAATACTTATGGTTCCTCTACATTCGTTCAAGGACTATCTGTTTAATCTAGAGACAACAAGTAAAGCAGAAGCAAAACGAATGTGGAGGAGGATTATAAAAGAACAATGGGAACATAAGTGTGCCTATTGTAATTCAGAAGACAATATCACACTAGACCACATCACTCCACAGTGTAAGGGTGGTCTGGACATTAAGACTAATGTAGTTGCTTGCTGTCATTCGTGCAATCAATCTAAGGGACATACTCCTTGGGAGCAGTGGTATTATAATCAAGACTTCTTTACAGAAGCAAAAAGAGATGCTATAGTAAAATGGATGAAACCAGAAGAAAATTCAAATCTATATAAGTATAGACCAAGAAGAAATAATGCGTCTTAACATTCATGGATGATGGTAGTATCTACCCCATTGCAGCAAATGTAATGGGGACCTTAATTTCAATTTTAATAATTCTTATACCCTTATTAATAATTTTATGAATTTTACAGTTTATTCAAAAAAAGGTTGTCCTTATTGTGACAAAATTAAAATGGTTTTGGGTGATTTGAGTGTCAAAAAAGGATACCCAGTTATTTGTTATGAACTTGGAACTGAATTTACAAGAGAGCAATTCTATGCTGAATTTGGAGAAGGTTCTACATTTCCACAAGTTGTTTTTGAACAAAAACATATTGGTGGATGTAGTGATACCGTGAAGTACTTACAAGAGAATAATATGTTTTAATGAGTACTATAAATAATTCTGGAAGAACAGACATCAATCGTGGTGTTGAGTTATTACTTCGCAAAAAAGGAGGGACAAATCAACCAGAATTGGATTCCAGACAGTTCAGTTTTGGGAAAATGTTTTCTCTTTTTAAACGAGAGATACATTTTAAAATTGAACTAAGAGTGGCAAAGAAAACGTAATCTCTTGGAGAAAAAAAATGTTAGCATCAGAACTCACCATTTTCACTATATTAACTTTTTTATTTTTACTTGTGGGTGGAGTAATAGGTTGGCTAACGAAGTCTCACTTGTATGAAAATCAAGTTAGACAATTTTACACTCATCCAGAAATGTTTGATGAGAACGGTAATCTTATACCAGACGAAATTTTAGCAGTACGATTTGAAAATTATGACGACGACAACGACGACGAAGAAGACAGAGACTGAACTCGAAATTCTTCCTCCAAATCCATTTATATTTGAAATCCTTGCTCTTGCTTCAAAACAAAGATCAAAGGCAAAGAAAGTAGAAGTTCTTAAAACCTACGAACACGATTCATTAAAAGCAATTTTTATTTGGAATTTTGATGAATCAATAATATCTGTTTTACCAGAAGGTGATGTTCCATTTTTTGGTGAGAATGATATGAAGATATCAACAATGTCTGAAAGAATTGAAGATGCAATCAAGCAAATGAATGGTTCATCAATAGGAGCACTTGATCAAAGATATTCTACAATTCGTAAAGAATATACTAAGTTTTATAATTTTATTAAAGGTGGAAACGATACATTGAATGGAATTCGTAGAGAAAATATTTTTGTAAATCTTTTGGAAGGTTTGCATCCTTTGGAAGCAGAAATTCTTTGTTTGTGTAAAGATAAGAAACTTGAAAGTAGATATAAAGTCAATAAAGAGATTATTTCGGAAGCATACCCTGATATTGTTTGGGGAAATAGAGGTTGAAAACTGGAGGAAAAATATTGAATATTATACATAAAGACTGCGATAAATCATTATCAAAAGATACAAGTCTTCCTATTAATTCTTATCTTGTGACGTATCTTGTAAAAGATACAGAAAAATATGATATAGTACAAGCAGGTGGTAAGGTTGAAGTGTTTGATACTTATTATGATGAGTATGGAAAGGGAGCACTGAAAGAAATTAAATGGACTGATGGAAAAATAAATCCAAAGATGTATGGGTATGTTCCCAAAGAAACGAAAAAACGCAGATAAAAGTAGCAGCACGATACAAAAAAAATATCTGTTGCTACTTTTTCATGTTTATGCTAATATATACAGTACGTTCAACCCATTTTGGGTCGGAAGTAAGCCGACGCGGAACGGATCGTTCATCTATGGAAACACTCTTACTCAGTTGTCTTCAGGCACAATTGATTATTGGAAGAGTTATGAAGGCAAATATGCCTCCACAAACTCGTAATGATTTAATTTGGGAAATCAAACAGATTACTCCCAAAAGGTGTAAAATAGACGCAAACGCCGACTGAAGGAACGCTCTTTAATCTAAACAACTAAGGAGAAAACCTAATGTCACAAGTAAAAACTAAAAACAACTGGCAACTTATTTTAATCAAGCAACAAAAAGAAAAAGAACAACGCAAACACCAAGCAAAACTAGCAATGGCAATGCGATAATACCAAGGGGAGAATTGACTTCTCCCCTTTTTTTGTGTAGAATAATTGAAGATAACTTTATTATATGGATAGAGAAAAAGTTAAATTGATTATAAGGAATATGGAACTGCTTTTGGATTCGTTAAAAGCAGAAATCTATACAGACGTTCAACAACATAAAGTAAAAAGTAATCAACGAATTATTGATTACGATGAAGTA